CATTATGAAATTTACCATTTATCCGCCATTCTTTATGTGAAATATTCCCACTTCGATAATATTTAATTTTTGTTGGTTTATTTTCTGATTCGTCAATGTCATCATTAATAAATTCATCATGTGAAATTGGTAGTTCACAATAAGGCAAACCATTACAATCTTCTGGGTTAAGAAGTGTTGACTTTAAAATGGTAAAAGAAACATTTGCGTTGTTCTTCCACCATTCAGAAATGAAATTGATTGCATCCTTTTCAGAATTGAAATGATGACTAGAAATAATAAGATCAATATCCGGCCTAAGAGTCCGATCAAAAGGGAGAGATGAATCGTTCATCCACTTTGAATGATAATGAACCAAATCCCAACTTGCAATCTTGACCTCAGTGTAAGCATACTTGGTGCATTCAGTATCATGATAAACATTAAACACAAAAGGCATAACAGTGTTCATTTTTGTTTTCCTTTATTTGGAATTTTGCTGTTTAAAAGCAAAATTGCCCCAATAAATTCTTAATTCATTGAGACCATTGAATTTCAATTCTTTTTTGACGCTATATTCATTATACTGAATTTTTTCAATAATTAAATAAATATACTTATTGTATTTTTCTGGAACCATATAATAACAGACAAAGTTGCCGTTATTAACGGCACATTCAATTTTCTTGCTTATTTCTTTTAAAATTGTTTCTTCAAGTTTTTCAAACTGCTTTGCAATTTCTTTCTTTGCAAAATAACCTTGTGTTTTAGCTTTTTCAAATGCTTCACTTGCTTTCATCATTTTATTTTTATTCCTGAATTTGTTTATTATAATGACTTTGAAGACTGGTCCAAAACTCAACACTGGTATTGAAGTATTCAGCAAACTTGATTGCTATTTCTTGTGTTATGTCTTTTTTGCCGTCCAAAATTTGATTAATTTCATCTTTACTTAAAGATGAATGAGAAGATAAGTTATCTGTTGAAAATTGATCTTCCAAAAAAAGATCCAATATTTCACCAGGATGAATTGGTTTAAATTTTGCCATAATTTACTATTGGTTTATTTAATTTTTATTCCATTTATATACCATTCTTGTCTTGTTATGTTTCCATTTTCATCATATTCAATAAAAGCAGGACCATTCTC